AATTAATAGATACAAGTGGGGGCATATCATCATCGTCTTCCTCATTAAGACTAGTATTAGTTGGTGTTCTTGGAATTAAACGCTGTTCATTTCTCCTTTGAGTCTCTTCAACCACTTGCTGAAATCGACTATTAAGAATAATCTCATCTTCCTCTGGCATTGGCTTGGCAACCGTTGCCCCCTGCTCTCTCTGCTTTAGAGAAAGATTCTCTTCTCTATCACTAGAATCCATTGACTCATCGAGTGAAGTATCTTGATTAGTTAGTTCACGATACTCTTTATTAGATACTGCCAGTATATGCATAGAATTTAGAAGAATTGACATAAATGAAGCAATACATAGAAGATTATATCCTGATGCGTAAGCGGCAAAGTATATCGCAAGAAGAGCAACATTTGCGTTTAGCCCATCATGTATTTGATCCCTTGGTGTAACATTCTTACGCATACAGCAAGTTGAGTGATCCAAATCTGCGGTGTCAGTCATAGTTACCATGCTATTACATAGTAACTATGACTAATCAATTTTTATAGGCAAAAATTTGAGTGCGCCTACTTCGTTGACTAAGGTATGGCGACGTATTGTCTGGAACTTCTTGTTACTGAGCAGGGTAAGCCTTTCTATCCTCCTGTAGGCACTGTTGAGAAACTATCTTCTGATAACGCAGGTTATGATCTGAAGGTGGTGGCACCTGTTAACCCTACACAGATTGCTACACTAATTCCTCTAGGCGTAAAGGCGCGTATGACGGTTCATTATATTCCCTTTGAGGATGAGGTGCCCCTAGTAGAGGATTGTCATTTTACTCTAGAGCCTCGTTCATCTATCTATAAGACTGGGTTTATCATGGCAAATGGGCGTGGAATTATTGACAAGACGTATCGTGGAGAACTTATGGCACCTCTAGTTTCAGTGGGGACCAATCAAGTAGTAGTAGAGCCAGGGACCCGTCTATTCCAGGTTATCGCGCCTGCCTTGAGTTATATCAGTGAGGTCCGCTACGTTGACTCTCTTCCAGAGACTAAGAGAGGTTCTGGAGGATTTGGCAGCACTGGGACCAAGTAGTGGCAATGCGGATATGATTAAAATAAGCATAGAAGGCACTAAGTAGATGGATATTGACCAGAAGGATGGATATGGGACAAAACAGCCAAGAGGATCCGCAACAACCTTGTTAGATTTAGTATCACGAGATATTCAAGATAATACTCTTTTTCCGTTAGATGCTAATCTAACCAAATTTTTACGAGATGAAACACTACGGACGGTTCCTATGTCGTCTGTTATGCGCGAGTTTACTTTCAGAGGACCAGCAATCTTTGGACAAACCTTTACGTTTGAAATGGGAGATATGAATTGTGGAGATTTGATTAGCGGTCTTTTTATTCAATTACAACTTGGTGATTGGTTTACTATGATGATTAGAGAAAATATAAGAAATGGAAATCTAACCCCTATAGATCCTAAGAACCTTTGGACGTATTGTAATTCATTGGGCACTTCTGTCTTAGATCAGGCAACCTTGGAAGTTGATGATCAGGTCTTAGAAAAGATTACTGGAGATTCTATTCATGTTTCTTCTGTTCTTTTTCCAGATCTTAATACTCAGTATGGTGTAGCCGATACCATTGGTCTTAAAAGTATTAGTCGATTAAAACAATTAGATGGTAAGAAAGCATTCCTAACAGAAGATGGGTGGGTAATAGTTCCTTTAATGTTTTCTATGTTACGAGAAAGACTTACCGCAACATTTCCTTTAATAGCATGTCGTGCAGGAACAATGCGAATTAGAGTAACCTTAAAAAAGTTTGATCAGGTTGTTAGAATTCTATCTGGTTCAAGGGCTTCTTGTTCAGATTCACCACTAGGAAAGGATATTCAACTGATTGATAATAGATTACCATTAAATAAAGTAAAAACATTTTCTATTTTACCAGATGAACCTGATTTAAGAAATATTCAACTCTTGACTCATGGAGTATTTGTTGATGGAGAGTATCGTGAAAAACTTTTGAGACAGCCGTTTGAACGACCATTTCGAGAGATTCAGCACTTTGATTTTACGGAACCTCTGAAATATGTGGTAAATAAGTCAGGGAATGATTTAATTACCGTTCAACTTCCCTTAGAAGCCAATCAGCCAGTGGAGGAGATTGTATGGTTCTTAAGACGCAAGGCATCTATAACTTTAAATAACGATTGGACTAATTATAGCGCAACATTAGAAAAAGATTATGATCCTATCTTCAAGCCCCTGGAACCTTTATTGGTCTCTGCTAAGATTCAGGCAAATGGTTTAGATATAGTAAACCAGGATGAATCGTGGTTCAGATCTCATATTTCTAGAGCACATAGAGGCGGTAAAAAATCATATGATGCTTTTATTTATGGGTATTCTTTTTCAAGGCACCCTGGTCAGCACGATCCTACAGGAACAATAAATGCTAGTCGCTTAGATTCCTTGAGATTAACCTTGAATGTCAAACCCCCTCAGGGTCAAATAGGTGAGGATACTGAATGGGAAGTTCGTGTCTTTGTTTTTGCTTTTCAGTGGGTTCGTTTTGGAAATGGCATCTGTAATAAGGTATTTATTGATTAATTCAGAGAAGGTGCTATCTGTGCATCAATGGGAACTCTCTCCTTAGACTCAAGGAGATTCTCCTCAGGATTAATAATAGTCTGCTGTTTTAGGGGGTCCATCTCAATAAGACATGTATTACCCTCATAATCATAAACGAGGTCAATGCGCTTGCCCTCTTTTATGTAAACCTCAGTATAGGTCTTACCATCACCAGATCCAGTTCTAAAGCAGGTATCATAGACGCCCATATAACGCTTATCTGCCTCCTTGGCAAAGTAACGATGGGCCCCTTTTCCCCATTCAGCAGGAGAACCCTTATCCCATATTATCCTTGTTGCTAGAATAGCATAGTAATGCTTCCCCTTAGTCGGTGTTAGACGAAAGACCTCAATTTCAGACATTTGGATACTATTGTTTAGTATTTAACTTACTTCAATTTTATATATTGGTTTATCGTATTAAACATATAAACAAAAAGACTAAAGAGAATTAGATGGTGGCGAGTTTACTAAAAATCATATCAACAGGAATGCAGGATGAGAGGCTACAGCCTCCGAAGGAGCAACCAAGTATTGATTCTTTAGTATATGTTCTAATTAAACCAGGGAGATATGGGACGGCATGGGCAAGAGTAGAGTTTGATACTAATCCAGATTTTGGTAAGAGTGCTATAGCACGTTTACCCGTTCAGGGAGAGTTAATTTCAAGGGTATTATTGGTTGTTCAGATGCCAGATATTCATACTCCTCAACTTAGGGCTCAGACAACAAAGGTAAATGGTCAGATATCTGAATTTATTGGGCCTCATTTCGGATGGACAAATTCTCTAGGACATTCCTTAGTGAATAAGGTCCAATTACACATTGGTGGTGTTCTTTCAGATACAATCCCAGGTAGATTAATGGAAATCTTAGATGAATTTCAGACGCCTCTAGAGAAGACAGTTGAATCTAGTAGACAACTTTTAAGAAAGGATGATGGATTCTCAGATATTTCTTTTGGTAATACATCTACTTCCGAGCAGGTGGTGGTTAACTTGCCGTTTTGGTTCTCAAGAGGTGATCCAGGGTGTTTTTTGCCTATAGACGCTTTGAATGTTGATGAAGTTAGATTAACCTTGGATTTTAATGCGATTGATAGTCTTTATTATACTGAATCGAGGGCGGTAGATTCCTCAGGTAGTATAGTTAATACCAATATACAGGGTGGTTCTTTATGGCCGATGGCAGGATCCTCATTTTATTATAAGGATACTAGTGGCAATTCAGTCCCAGGTTTAGAACCACGTAGGACACCAAATATTTCTGCTAGCGCACATGCTTCTAGTCTTAATATGCCATCAAAGTTTTCTATGACAGATGCTTATTTATTAGTGGAATATATTTATTTAGATGCTCCAGAAGCCAATAGATTCCGTATAGCAGATATACAGGTCCCAGTTGTTCAGCATTATATAATTGATCCGGTTGACACACAGACCAATCTACATGTTAGAATACCCATGATTGTACCTAATCCAACGAGAGACATATTCTTTTATTGTCAGAACTATTTTGCTCCAGGGTATAATGCACAATTCTTAGCAACGAGGGATTTATCTGGATCAGATTGTCCTTTTGCTCCCTGGTGGCCAGATGCTAAGGGGTTGAATGAGAGACTTTATGAAGATTTACAACCTGCGTTTTTAACAAGAGAATCAGAGCCATTAAGGTGGTTATCATTAAATTACTCTGAGACTCTGACGAGATATAGCACTGAGAATGTAGCGCTCTTCCGGTCCTTCTTACCATCTTTAGAACAGAGAAAGGCGCCATGGGTTAACAGATATTTCTATAATATACCACTTGGCCTTCAGAATGGATTTACTCCATTATCTATGCCAATGGGTGAAGCAAATTTAGATAAGATTCAAAAGTTAAATCTTGTCTTAAGGTTTCATGGGAAGACGGGAAATATTACGGATGATTTTGCGGATAGATATATTGTTCATATTTATGCTGAAACATACAATATCTTACGTATTTATGGTGGTCGCGCGGGTATGATGTTTGCGTATTAATATTTATCTATTTGCGTATTATTTATACGTCTATACTAGATGAATACAACCTTTGCTGGTAATAGAGTAGGAGGCTTTGTTACTTTAGATATAGCAGGGAGTTATCCACTTGGTTTTCTGGGTCAACTTGGTCCGTATTATAATTACTCACAAGAGGAAATGTTAGCACAGTATACATACACTGCAGCACAGGCAGATATAAAGTCAGGAAAAGATGCGGCATATGTTATACAAAATCTTTCTAATCAGAAAACTGGCACTCTTTTTCCAACTTCACTTGAATCGGTAAATTCGGCTACAATGTATATTAATGCAGCGTCTGAAGTAAATTATATAAATCACAACAATTCAACTTCTGCGAATCTTGCTTTAACAAATGCGGATACTGTGACTAAGGCGTGTCAGGATGCTGCTTATTCTGGATATTTAACTATAGAGGCTTCACAGATTATTCTTAAAACAATGAGCACAAGTGCTGTTGTTATAGCATTGGCTAATAGTAGTCCAGAGGTTAGTGATATAGATTTTACCACTCTAAGCACTATATCAACATTGGCGTCAGTTATAGATGAGGCATCTTTGAATACAATTACGCTAGCAATACAGAACCGTCAAAGTTATTATAATAATACGTCTATGTTATTATCAAATGCGTATACAAAGTCTAATATTTTATATACAAATTTAAATCTAGTGGCAGCCTTTGCTAAACTTGTAAATTCTACTGCCAAGGCCTTAGTAGATCCGATATCTAAAATCGCAGGAAAAGAATCTCTTGTTACGCAATATATTCCATCTATTCCATTAAATAATGCTATAACTATTCTTAATGGAACTATATCTACCTTGTCTGCAGTTTCTCAGGCAATATCTCTAAATACTAGTACATCTAGTGCAATTACATCTAACGTATCTAATTCTATTACATTGGCAAATAGTCTTGATTCTGCTGCTAGAATACAAGATAATTCAATGTATCTAAAGGGTGCGGTATCTAATCTGACTGTTAATACTATTTCAACATTACAGGGGTATGGTGGAATAATAGCAATCCCTAGTATCTATCCTAATAATCCAAGGAATGTGGCATCTAATGTAGTATCCGCATATTCAGAACAAACAAATATAGCATTAGATGCTGATATTTCTGCGGTTAATGCGCGATATGTATCTGATTCTATTATTAATTTAGCAACTGCTTGTTCTACAACACCTCTTTTTTTCTCTACTATATCTACCAGGGTTGAAGAGTATATTAGTATAATACAGTCTATGTTAGATAGTGTAAATAAGATTACTTCAAATAGTTCGGCACATTCTGCTGTAAAAATAACCTTACGTTCTTATAATACTCTGTATGGTATATTATCTCGTAGTATATCTGATGAATCCCTTGCTATTCAAGAAGCATCTGAGGCAAAGTCTGTATTAGATCTAATTGTTAAAGCACAATCAATATGGGCATCTGCGTCTGATTTAGAATCAATTGATTTAGCCCATTGGGCAATTAATGCTGCTAAAGGTAGAGCAGAAGAAATATCTAACAATTCACGGAATAAGGCATATATTCTTAGTAGAACAGCACATACTCTTGTAACACCTGCGTCTATAGCAGTTCAAACATATTCTGCTAATTCATTGGGAACAATAAATAATAATATTATTTCTAGAAATGCTAGATTATCTAAGAATGCTCCTAGTAACCCGCCTCCTGCATATGAATCATTCCAGGCTGACATTAGAGTAAAAACATTTACGCCTGTTTCTACAAGGTTAGATGAATTGCTGTATAAAAATAAGTTAAATCCTTTACGATTAGATTCATTGCAGACTGTCTTGGCTACAAAAATAAAGGTGGCACAGCAGGTTCAACAGATAAAAGATGCTAGTAGGTATTCCTACAGAGAACAATAATTTAGCAAGTAAAATTGAATTCGCAGTCGCGGTGTATGATAGCACACCGTTACTATGGCTTACTCTGATACTTCTATTAGTATTCACCTGATCAAGGATTCTAAGGCCATCAACACTGATGACACTATCAGGATTCTAAAGAACCTAGATGACAGTGTCTTTGAGATTATTTACAAGGATAGTGATGAGACTCTTGCTCACAAGTCATATCACATGACTCGCGACAATGTGTGTGATTACGTGTATCTGCTTCTTAAGAATCTTACGCTGGATGAGGATGGTTACAAGATGATTCAACTTTCTCTTCCTGCTATGCCACGACTGTTGATTAGTGCGGTTAACCTACATTCTCCTTATTACCGTGATCACTTTATTGAGCTTATTGAGAATGGCTTGAATATGATTGACAAGGTAGAGAAGTTGAGTATCAAGAAGCCTTCTCAGAAGAAGAATTACTCTTGCCACGCTGATATCCATTCACAGTCTTGTATTGAGGTGAAGAACGCTAATTTTCTGCCAAAGCTGCCAGTGTCGCCAGTGCATCGTTACTTTGAGTAGTATGAATAGATGATATTTAATGTGTGAATTATTTTTATGG